GTGGAGGATGGGGGACTCGAACCCCGATTATTCTACGAAGCACGGTATTATATTCATTACTTATCGTAAAAATTGTGTACCGTATGTACTTACATCCCCATACCAAATACAGCCCGAGAATAAAAAATGTGTACTTTCACTGTGTACTTTTTCCAGCTGCTATGGCTGCATCAAAAATGCCCTCGATGTTCTCTGCTATTACTTTATCCTGTCCGTTTATGGCGTGCGCGTATACGCCGTAAGTGTCCATATTCTGGCTGTGCCCTATCACCTGTTTAAGCTGGCCTGTTGGCAAATTGGCTGCTATGCTGACAAACGTATGGCGCAACTCGTACAAGGTGCATTGCGTAATGCCGTTGGCGGCGCAGTATCTTTGCCACGCGCGGCGAATGTTCCGCTCTTCTACCTGTGGAAAGACGCGCTGACACATTCCGGTCAAATCTTTTTGTGCGTTAAGTTCTTCCAGCGAACGAGCCGAAAGGATAACTGCGCGAGGGGCATTCTCATTCTTTCCCCTTGATTCTTTCCCGTATATGTTCACGGAGCGCTTGAGCCGAGCTACACCGCCCTCAATGTCTCCCCATTCAAGGCCCAGAAGTTCACCGGGGCGCATCCCTGTGAAAACAGCTAATCTATAATAATGTATATACTTGTCAAATACCCTGTGTCCCCTGCTAAGGGTGGTATCGACGTTCAAAAGCGTTATAATATCGGTCGGCTGCAAAATGGTTCGCTCTTTGAAACGCGCACCCTCTGGAACGTGCAGTTCCTCCGGCTCAAACGTTGTCCATCCAGAGCGGCGGCAAAACTTGAAAAAGCTCCGCAGGTCGCCCGCAATGTTCTTAATTGTCTTTTTGCTGCGGCCTGCTGCAAAAGCATCATCCAGTATGTCTTGTACTGCCTGCTCTGTTAGGGAAGTCAGGCGCGTGTCTCCGATGCGCGGGGCAATCCACTTGTTATATCGCCCCTGCATTGGCTTCCAGTTTCCTTCGGAAGAAATCTTCATCTGGCGGGCCATGTATTGGACATATGCTTCGGAAACGGTCTGCTTGCGGTTCTGGATGCCTTTTTCAAGCCATGCGTCGGCCTTGGCGTTGGCTTCACGCTGCCCTGTCCTTCCCGGCTTGGCGCTGGTGAATGTCTTTCTCACGCCGTCTTTCTGCACATTGATTTGCCAACGGTTGGCAGATTCGACCCATTTTGCGGTATTTGTGCGTTTCATATTGCGTTGCCCCTTTCTTTGTGATAGAATAAGGGCGGGTTTAGAGCCTGTCCGCTTTTATAACCCACCTTTTAGCAGTTTCGATGTTACAGCATCGGAGCTGCTTTTTTCATGTTTTTTCGCGCTTGAAATGTGTTATAGTCCTATTAAAGGCATTGACAAATGAAAATTTTTGTGAAAGCGTTGAAGTACTACAAGAAGTTGTGTAAAATACAATCAATGGTTGCTTGAAAACAACCTGCGGCAATCAATGTTGTAAGATTTCAAAACTCTTTGAGCGAGACCATCTTTTCCAAAAATGTAGGATGTTACAATACCTGCGGCATCTATCGCAGGAACAGTTGGGTTTTCAACAAGCATCTTGCCGTATCGTCCTTTGGCCATATCAAAAATTTGTTCTTCAGTAAAGCCAGCTTTTTTTTGGGCTTTCTTTAGTTCCTGCATAATACTAGGAGCTATAAAAGGATATTGGCAATTCATATCATAAAAAGGTATTTCAAGTAGCATAGAAAAAGCCGTTTCAAACTTTTTTTCGTCTACCAAAAACTCATACATGGAATATCGTAAATCACGGCATTTTTTGGGAGACGAAATTGCTTCCATATATAGTTTATTGTATTTCCCCCATATTAAATCCCGATACGGTACGTCTCTTTTAGCGTTTACGGCGCGGCAAAACTCTGGCAAGGAAAAAGCAGCACGAGCGTAAGCTTTTCTGTGCCAAAAATAAACATATTCGTTATTTTTTATTTCTTCTTTTCCCTTTTCGGTTAATTTCCCGTTTTCGGCGAAACCCATTGTTTCTAGCTTTTTAATAATTGGCCAAACGTCATCAACGCCATAATCATAATGCCAGAACTTTGCAACAGGCTTTCCGCTGGAATATTTCTCTAAATAAGAAAGCATTAAAATTTCTGTTGGTTTCAGGCCGTTTTTGTCTGCCAGGTCATCAGCGGAAAGCGCCAGAAAATTATCGTTTGCACGCTCTTCCTGTTCTGCATGCCGCTTTTCTGCTTGTGCTTTGCAGTAATTAGCATATTGCTTTGCAATTTCATCTTTAGGCGGCTCATGTGTAGTTATGGAAACATTTACTTTTGGTTTCGGCTTCAAAAAGTCAAAAAAGCCCATAGTATCACAACCTTATTTGATTGGAGGAATCAGAAATGACGGACACAGAAAAACTTATTGAAATTGTTTCAACCTTTACGCCTGACCAGATGACCGATTTTGTAACTGCTGCGCAAGATTTAATAAAGCGCTTGCAAGCTGATGGCTCTCTTGGCAAAGAAAAATGAGCTTTTGTACATCTTGCGGCAAATCAGATATTAGCCCATCGCCTTGTACGGTGGGCTTTTTTGTAGATAGATTGTCGAGGTATGTCAACATTTTAGCAGTATCAACCTCCCCGCCAGTATACACGCTGGCGGGGTTTTCTTTTTCCCCGGTCAGGTCGGCAACGGTGACTCCTAACTCGTTAGCTATTGCGACCAGTTTGTCATAAGGCGGGGAACTTGGCCTCTTCGCCATTTTGCCGATATACCCATTTGAAAAACCGAGCTTTTCCTCTAGCCTAGTCAAGCTAGTCTTTTTCTTTTTGCACAGGGCACGAATGGTTTCTACAGTTTTAACATTATCCACAAAAATCACCTAGACTATTTGTGCATATTTTTAGGCGATAGCCTATTGACTACTAGGCGATAAGCTAGTATAATAGACAGCATAGAGGGCAACAAAGAACCAAGCCCCCTAAAATCCAGCGGACTAGCTAAAAATATGCTGTTATAAATCTCGCAAGTTCATAGTAGCATATTTTCTAGCAATAGTCAACTAGAAAGGAGCTTTTGCTAGGTGAATATTTCGAAAATTGATGCGCTGTGCCGAAAAAACAATATTTCTCGCACAATCCTTGAGGAACGCGCCGGAATCTCAAACGGCGCACTTGGCAAGTGGGAGAAATCGCCTTACGGCCCCAGCATCACGACGCTAAAGAAAGTGGCTGACTATTTCGGCGTGCCGATTGATTACTTGCTAGCCGATAACTAGAAAGATGGAGGCGTCTGTAAGTGAACTGATCGCGGAAAGAGAGGAGTGAGCGAATGAACAACATTCAGATTTTTAAGTACGAAAACAACGATGTACGCACGGTTGAGATGAACGGTGAACCCTGGTTTGTGCTGAAAGACGTGTGCGTGGTACTTGGGCTTGGAACTGTCTCTAAAGTTGCTGACAGGCTGGACGCTGACGAAAAGGGTATGAATCAGATTCACACCCCTGGCGGTATGCAGGATGTAACGGTTATCAACGAATCCGGCCTGTACAACGTCATCCTGCGCAGCGACAAGCCAGAGGCAAAGCCTTTCCGCAAATGGGTCACCAGTGAAGTCTTGCCCAGTATCCGCAAAAACGGTGGTTACATCGCCGGGCAGGAACAGCTTACCCCATCCGAATTGATGGCTAAAGCCCTGCTGGTTGCCAACAAAACGCTTGCGGAACGTGAGGCGAGGATTTCGGAGCTGAAGGTTCAGAATGCTATTATGCAGCCGAAAGCTGAATACTTTGACGAGCTGGTAGACCGCAACCTGCTTACCAGTTTCCGCGAGACAGCGAAACAACTTGGAGTTGAAGAGAAAAAGTTTATCTCTTTTTTGATGGAAAAGAAATACATCTACAGAGATAAAAAGGCAAAGCTGATGCCCTACGCCGATAAAAACAACGGATTGTTTGAGGTTAAAGAGTGCTTTAACGAGAAAACCAAGTGGAGCGGCACACAGACACTTATCACGCCTAAAGGCCGTGAGACGTTCCGACTGCTGTGCTTGAATGCTTTATAAAAAGGAACAACCCAATGACACCTAAACTGTTTGTCACAATTGCTATCAAGGGCGCCGTGCTGGGCGGTGCGATATGCAATCTGGTTTTTACGTTCTACTTTGAACACTGGTTAAAAAGAGAGCGGGAAAATGCCGAGCGCTTCGCCGAAAAGAGAAATTGCAGCGATTATTACCGATACAATGGCAATAGCGTTTGCACGCTTTGCACTGGCATCGGCATCCTTTGCCTCCTGCTCAGCTTTTTGAGCACGGCGCTCCGCTAACTCTGCAAGGCGTTTGGCTTGTACGGCAGTTTCCGTTGATGATTTTTCAATATTTTTCAGCGGAGTGCTTTCAAAGTCAATGTCTTTTGTAAAATCTGGAATTTTTAAATCCATACTATTTTCCCCCTTTCGCACAGTATACAGCTTTGCGACAGCGGAGACAAGGAGGGTTAAAGATGTACCCAACATTCAACGACTACATCAAGTCAAAGGGCTGGAACCAGAAACGCCTTGCAGAAGCCGCCAGAATAAACCCCGGCGTGTTTTCGCACCGTGTAAACGGGCGGCAGGATTGGCAATGGGCGGAAGTTCGCAGAGTGTGCGAAGTTCTTAACATCACACTTGAGGAATTTGCCGAGTATTACCCGGCAGGAACCCGAATCCGCGTAAAGCGGCCACCAACGAATGAGGAACGCATCGACAGCGTTCTTTCAGAGCTAAGAAGTATTTTAATTCAAAGGAGTGTTTGAAATGACAGCAAAAAAAGAAGCCGCCCCGGTACTGGCATACCGGAACGGCAAAGGAAAAATGAGCAAAGGTAAAAGCTCTATTTGTATTTTACCACTTCCCCGCGCCGCCGTCAAGCTGGCAATCACCGCAGATTTGGTGCTGCTGCTGGCCGCGCTTGGCTCTCTCAACATCCCCGCCACCCTCTCCGCACTGCTGGCGCTGAATCTGCTGTGCGGACTGTATCCAAAGGAGGCATCCAGCCATGAAGAAATTTGAACTGACCGCCGAATTTGTAACGAACGTTTTCGGGAAGAAGCTGTTCCGTATTAAGGCTCTCGTCGCTTTTGGCGACGTTGAGAAGGGAGAACTTGGCGGATTTATTGAGAAGGAAGATAACATCTCTCACTCCGGCAATGCGTGGGTCTCCGGCAATGCGTGGGTCTCCGGCAATGCGCAGGTTTCCGGCGATGCGCAGGTCTCCGGCAATGCGTGGGTCTCCGGCGATGCGCAGGTTTCCGGCGATGCGCAGGTTTCCGGCGATGCGCAGGTCTACGGCAATGCGCAGGTCTACGGCAATGCGCAGGTTTCCGGCAATGCGCAGGTCTACGGCAATGCGCAGGTCTCCGGCGATGCGTGGGTCTCCGGCGATGCGTTGGTCTCCGGCGATGCGCAGGTTTCCGGCGATGCAGACTTTGCCGTCGTTACAGGCTTTGGTCGATATTTCCGCGCGACCACATTTTTCTGCTGCAAGGATAAAATTCTCCGCGTACAGTGCGGTTGCTTTTATGGTGATTTGGCGCAGTTCCGTGAGATCGTCAAGAAAACCCACGGCGTCAGCAAATACGCCAAAGAGTACCTTGCGATTGCCGACTTGATGGAGCTGCATTTTTCTGATGAGGAAGAAAAACAGGAGGCCGACGAATGACCAGCTTCTGGGGGCATCAAGATAACCCCTTCCCGCCCTATGATGATGAACCGATTGGAACGGACGCTGACGGCGTACCGTACTACGAGGGCGACGAGATTGTAGACATCGACGGCGCGATTTACCGCTACGATGACTTAGACGTTAAGACAGTTTTGACCGCGCTCGGCATCCCGATTGCGGTTGCAGCAGAGGGATAAAGATGACTTGCGAGAGAATGAGAACCGCATTCAAGGACAACGCCCCTGATAAATACCAGAAACACTTTCAGGCTATGCAACAGATTATACATGACCGCTCTACGCCAGACTTCATCAAATATCAGCAGATGCGAGACCTTACGCTTTCCGCTGAAACAGGGATGAGCCAGAGCATGCGCAGATTCGAATACATGGAGGTTTGACAAATGGAAACGAAATTACAGGTAATCACGCTGAAGCAGTTGCCCATTATCGAAGAGCATCTTCAGCTGGTTAAAGCCGATGTAGAGACCCGCACGAAGAACGCGATGCAGCTTGTTTGCACGGAAGAAACGCGCAGCGACGTGAAGAAAATCCGCGCGGAACTGGGCAAAGAGTTTGCAGCGATGGAAGAACAGCGCAAACGAGTCAAAGAAGCCATCATGGAGCCGTACAACCGCTTCGAGGAAGTGTACAAGCAGTGCATCGCAGACCCGTATAAAAAGGCCGATGCCGAGTTGAAGCGCCGCGTTGACGAGGTCGAGACTGGCTTGAAAGCTGACAAGGTAAAGGAAATTCAGAGCTACTTCGCAGAGCTTTGCAAGGCGAACAACCTGCCGTGGCTGCGCTTTGAGCAGATGAATTTGAAAATCGGGCTTTCGACCAGTGTGAACGGCGTGAAAACGGCGTTGACTGCAACGGTGCTTAAAATCGCCGAAGAGGTGAAGGAACTTTCCCGCCATGAGGACGCCGCAGAGTTGCTGGTTGAATATAAGAAATCGCTGAATGTTGCGCTGGCGTTGAGTACAGTTCGCGCCAGACACGCCATGATCGAACTTCAAAAGCAGCGTGTCGCCGAGCGCCGCGCGGCACTGGAACAGCAGCATGCAGCAGAAGAAAAGGTACAGCAGGCCATCGAAGAAGCGCAGCAGGACGCCGCGCCGCCTGTTGAAGAGGTATCTGCACCTGAGGAAGAACAGCCCGCAGCCGTGCAGGAGCCGGAGGAAACACAGCCTGCCGTCTATGAAGTAAAGTTCGCCGTTCGCGGCACCATCGAACAGTTGAAGAAACTGAAACAGTTCATCTTACAGGAGGGTATGAGCTATGACGACATCTAATCAGCAGTTGGCACAGAAGCCGAAGTTCAGCGTAATGATCACTACGCAGAGCTACCAAAACTTAATCAACAACACGCTGCGAGACCCAGACCGCGCACGAAGCTTTACCGCCAGCATCACAAGCGCGGTTGCTGTGAACCCCGCTTTGCAGGAATGCGACGCCGGTACGATTCTTGCCGGTGCGCTGCTGGGCGAGAGCTTGAAGCTCTCCCCTTCCCCGCAGCTTGGACAGTACTACCTCGTACCGTTTAAGAACAAACGGCAGCAGACCACGACGGCGCAGTTTGTGCTTGGTTATAAAGGTTATGTACAGCTTGCTTTACGCAGTGGGCAGTACAAAGACCTTGACGTTATGGTTATCAAGCAGGGCGAGTACATGGGCAAAGACCCGGATACCGGCAAGGCGCGTTTCAAATTTATTGAGGATGACGATGTGCGTGATGCACTTCCGACTGTTGGCTACATGGCTTATTTTGAGTACATGAACGGTTTCCGCAAGGTTCTGTATTGGAGCAAAGAAAAGATGATGACCCATGCAGACACCTACAGCCCGGCTTTCAGCCGTAAAGGCTATGAAGACCTGCTGGCCGGTAAAGTTCCGCAGAGCGAAATGTGGAGGTACAGCTCGTTCTGGTACAAGAACTTCGATGATATGGCGAAGAAAACCATGCTACGGCAGCTGATTTCCCGCTGGGGCGTTATGAGTATTGACATTCAAACGGCACTCGAACATGACGATACCATCACGCATGACAACGACGGCCAGCTTATTGCAGAGCGCGTCGCGTCCGCAAAGGACGTCCGCCTTGAAGCTGCTGCACAGCCTGTACCGCAGATTGAACAGCCGCAAGCCGAACAGGCCGTTGAAGCCCAGACCACTGCTGCCGAGCCGAAGAAAATCGACTTGAGCAGCCTGTGAGATGGACTGCAAGATAATTTCAACTGGGAGCCAAGGGAACGCCGTACTCATTCAAAATTCAATACTGATTGATTGCGGCGTTCCATTTTCTCAGCTGACAGACGATTACAAAAGCTTGAAGCTCGTATTGCTCACACACATCCACGGCGACCACTTCAACCCCGCCACGCTGCGCAGGCTTGCCAGAGAGCGGCCTACATTGCGTTTTGCGTGTTGTGTTTGGTTATGTGCAGCCCTCGTGAATGCTGGCGTTAAAATGAGCCAGATTGACGTGATACGAACAGAACGCTGGTACAACTACAAGAATCTATGCAGAATTAAGGCGCAGGAAACAAAGCATGATGTACAAAATTGCTGCTGGCATATAGAGCTGCCGCAGCCTCCCGTTGAAAGATTGTTTTATGCTACCGACACGAGCAATCTGAACGGAATAACAGCCAAAGGCTATAATCTCTATCTCGTCGAAGCCAACTACACAGAAGCGGACATCAAAGACCGCATAGCCGAGAAGAAAATCAACGGCGAGTATGTGTATGAAAAGCGCGTGATGCGTGAGCATCTAAGTAAAGAGAAAGCCGACGATTGGCTATACCAGAACATGACAGCGCATTCCGAATACATCTATATGCACTGCCATCAAGAAAAGGACAACTGAATATGGATAAAACAGCCTATATCAAATTATGGCTCGATTACAGATGCTATTTTGAGACGCTCAGTGACGCTGAGGTAGGGCGTTTGGTGCGTGCAATGCTCGATTATGAGCTAGACGGAGCAACGCCAAAGTTCAGCGGGAGTGAACGTGTTCTGTGGCCTGTAATACGGCGAAACATTGATATTGACCATGAATTCTTGGAAAAGCAGGCGAAGAACGGTTCAAAGGGCGGTCGCCCTAGAAAACCCAAAGAAACCCAACAAAACCCAGAAGAACCCAAAGAAACCCAACAAAACCAAAAAGAGAAAATAGAAAATAGAAAACAGAAAATAGAATATATTACTACTACGACTACCGCGCAAGCGCGCGAAAGCTGGCAACAATGCGTAGATTGCTACGAGCAGAACATTGGCGCACTTCCTCGTGCTGCATTTGATAGCATTGTGGGATATCTGGAGCAGGTAGAGCCTGACCTTGTTTGCGAGGCAATCAAGCAGGCCGCTATCAACAATAAGCGCTCGTGGGGCTATGCGCAGGCAATCTTGCGCGACTGCCTGCAAAAGAAAATTACCACCCGCGCGGCGTATCTAGCCGAGAAAGAGGCCAGAAGTCAGCAGAAAGGAACTTCACAACGGAAGCAGATGAAAACCACACAAGAAAAGCTGCGCGAAATCGCAAAAGGAGGCATAGCAGATGACCTATCAGCAGACGGCGGCGCTCCTGTCGCTGGCTATGAACTACTGGGATAACATTTGCAGCAAAACGAACGCCGAGGAAACTGCGAAAGCTTGGGCGGCATCGCTTTCTGACATTCCCTACAATGCCGCGCTGAAGGCTGTGCAGGAACTTTCCAAAACGCACCGATTCAAGCCAACTGTAAGCGAGGTGCGGGAAGCTGCTGTCAAATACAGCGCATACAACGTCGCCTATAACTGGTCTATGCGCCTTGCGTGGGACAGGTACACAGAACTCGGCATACCGCTGCCGGAATGGTTTGCTGCTGGCGTGTTACAACTTGGCAGCGCGGCTCCGGAGAGCTATAAACAGGTATTATTTGGGCATCGGACGCAAGAGAAAATTTCATGTTGAGGTGAAAATATGCTGAATGTTGTTGCTATCATTGGCCGCCTTGCGCGTGACCCGGAGCTTCGTCAGACTACGACCGGCAAAAGCGTTGCCTCGTTCCGTATCGCTTGCGACCGCGGACGCCGTGACGCCAACGGACAGAGCCAGGCAGACTGGCTTGACGTTGTTGCATGGGATAGAACCGCAGAGTTTATCTGCAAGTATTTCCAGAAGGGGTCGCTTATTGTGATTGATGGCCGTTTGCAGACCCGCCAATATCAGGACAAGAACGGCCAGAACCGCACAGCCGTTGAAATCGTGGCAAATAACGTGAATTTTGGGCAAAACAAGGAAAGTATATGCCATAGCACGGAAAACGCGCCAGAGAGTACCGCAGCCGCTCCACAGCGCACGCACAGCGCACAGCGCACAACGCAAAGTGCTGCACCGAGCTATTCTGCTGGCAACGATGACGATTTCGCGCTCAGCGAGGATGAGGGCGACTTGCCGTTCTGATTATGAAACGCATTGAAATCATCACTAAAGGAGATTGTACCGTGAAAGTATTAGTTGCCTGTGAAGAATCGCAGACAGTCTGCAAGGCGTTCCGAGAACGCGGACATGAAGCGTACAGCTGTGACATCCAGGAACCGTCTGGTGGACACCCGGAATGGCATATTTTAGGCGATGCCATGAAAGCAATCGAGGGGGGGCAAATCGTAACGATGGACGGCAAAACGCACGAAATAAGAAAATGGGATTTGCTTATCGCGCATCCGCCTTGCACATACCTAACTGTTACCGGGAATCGCTGGTTTGATATTTCACGGTATGGCGGAAAAGCGGTTCAACGTTACAAAGACCGCGAAGAAGCCGCCGATTTCTTTATGCGGTTTGTTAAATGTAACTCCCCAAAAGTCGCTATTGAAAACCCTATTGGATATATGTCAACAGCATATCAAAAACCAACTCAAATTATTCATCCGTATATGTTTGGCGCCCCAGCAAGAAAAGCAACCTGTTTATGGCTGAAGGGTCTACCGAAACTAATACCAACCGATATAGTAGAGCCTGAGATTATTCACTACAAAAACGGTAACGGCACAGATAATCCGTGGCACATGGAAACTATGAAATTGCCACCAAAGGAGAGAGCAAAGGAGCGAAGCAAAACCTTTCCCGGTATCGCCGCCGCAATGGCAGAACAGTGGGGCAGTTTATGAGATGCAAGTACACTATTAGCCTTCCCCCCATCACCAAAAAGAACAGCCCCCGCATCGGATACGTTGGCGCTCACTGCCCGGTATGCCATAAGGGCAAGTACGCAAAAGTTCTGCCAAGCGCAGCCTACTTGAAGTACGCAAGAGCTGCCAAGATGTATTTAAACCCGGCACCAAAAAATCCGTTGGACGGCCGCTACAACGTCAAATGCTTGTACTACATGCCTACACGCCGCAAGGTTGATAAAACAAACCTCGAAAGTGCCATCATGGATATTCTAGTTGATGCCAGGATTTTGAAAGATGACAACAGCAACATAGTAGCAGCAACAGACGGCTCCCGCGTACTGTACGACAAAGAAAACCCCCGCACAGAAATTTTTATCGAAGAATTGGAAGTGTAACCTATGAAATGCTATGCCAAGCGCCACGCGCTGGCCTCCGACGCCATGAACGCTGCACAGCTCGTCACAAAACAGCTTCTCGAGGAACAGTCAGACCGCATCGCGGCACGCTGCTATAACGAGGTCTGGTGCGCCATGCTGCAAGCCAACCTGTCCCCTAGAACCATTGCCCATGTGCAGAAAGCCCTTGCAGAAGCCGTACTGCCTAAGCTCGATGGCATCTACACTCCGGAAAATAAAAAGCAGCTCGACAATGTGCAGAATGTCGCGGACGCTGATTTGTGGGTAAAAGCCTATTTGACCGACCATGGCGTGCAAGTCTGGGCGGCGAAGGAGAGAAGCAAATGATTTTTGTAACAAAACCATGCCAGTGTTGCGGCAACATTATGGTAAATGTCAATAGGCAGACTCGATTTTGTGAGGAATGCAAGCGCATCAAGAGCAACGCCGCCGCCCGTGCCGCATATCACAGAAACCGCGAGAAAGTTTTAGAGAAGCGCAGGGAAAGGCGCATTGCTAAAAATGCTGAAAAGCCAAAGAAAATCGTGGTGCCGAAAGAAATCAAGAGAATAAAACCGATCGAACAATGTGTCCGCGAAGCAGCCGCCCTGGACCTGACCTATGGGCAGTATGTAGCCCGCGGGCTGGATAAGGAGTGATTGTAATGGGATTTGATATTACAATAAGCCGCTACTATGTGGGCAAATGTCCGCACTGCGGAAAGCCAATCAAAGGCACACTCCGCGACCATGTAGATTCTGGCGGCCGTGTCTGGAGAGAGTATCTCGAAAAAATCGGCTATTATGTGCCTTATGAAATACGAGAGAAAGAACCGGAAAGAGATTTTTACGGAAAGGATATGACACTAACAACTGAACAGGCAAAACGGCTTGCTGCGTTTGCCAAAGTATACGAACTATACGACTGGGCAATAATTGCGGAGCTTGTAGATTGTGCCATAGAAAACGGAGATTTTGTAGTTATAAACGCAGATTGGTAAGGAGTGAGACTATGGACGCAGTTGAATTTTTCCAGACGGTAAACAGGTTATGCAAAAATCAAATATGCGCGGAATGTCCCATTTGTAAAAAGGGCATGATTAAGGATATGTGTATGGTCAGGCGCACGGTTATGCTCGGCGACGCTTCAGTTGAAAGCATTGAGAAAATGATTTCAATTGTCGAACAATGGGCAAAAGACAACCCCGTCAAGACCCGCAATTTCGCCGTTGAAAGTTTCCGGGCACTTATCAAAGCAGAACCTACCGTGACCCCGTCGCCTGTCTACGCAAAGAGAGTCTTATTAGATCGGGAGGTTCGGCACGACCTGCAAAATGCGTTTCCGAAAGCGTTTTTAAATTTGCGTTTGGAGCTGATCGCTTACCCAGCCCGCAACACCACCGTACCGCTGTACGGTGCGGACACGCTTGACGAACTGAATGCCCGGATTATTGAATGGTGCAGCCGTGAAGCCTGTAAGTCCAACAGTCCGGCAAGTATGAAATACCATCTGAACGGCATAAACCAGTTCTGCCACACAGACTTTACCCGTGACGGCATGGAATATATCTATACTAATCTGGGCAACGGTATCAACCATGATCTGTGCCTGCGCTTTGTCGGTGAAATGGACTTTAATCTGAACAAGCTGAAACACGAGATTGAGAAAATGGAGAAGCCGACATGAACAGCGCCGTCTTTTACTCCAGTAAAACCGATATGTGGGCAACGCCGCAGGATTTCTTCGATGCCCTCGACGCCGAATTCCATTTCACGCTGGATGCCTGCGCAGTCAAGGAGAATGCAAAGTGCGAGGCCTACTATACCCCAGAGCAAGACGGCCTTGACCAGCCTTGGACAGGCCGAGTTTGGTGTAATCCACCATACGGGCGGAACGTTGGCCAGTGGGTCAAAAAGGCCCACGACACTGCTTCTGGGGGGGGATTTGTTGTTATGCTACTGCCTGCCCGCACTGATACACGCTGGTTTCACGATTACATCTATGGCAAAACGGAAGTCAGGTTTATCAAAGGTCGCTTGAAATTTGGCAGTTGTCAAAACGCGGCCCCGTTTCCAAGCATGGTTGTAATTTTCGGAGGTGAACGCAAAAATGAGTAGAACCCCATCTGAACCCCTGCGCTGTGAAACCTGCCTGTATTGGGAAGATTTCAACGGCGTATGCTTTTGCGGCGCAAGCCCCTATTGTGCCGACTTCACGGACGGCGATGACGGCTGCTGTTACTGGCAGCAGAAAGAGCCTGCTACACAATCTGAGGACGAGCAACTAGAGGAGGTATCAAAATGAGCACAACAATAGGCTGCCCGATTCCCGGCGCAAGCCAGCCGAAAGAACAAAGAAGATACATTGACAGGCCGATGCGGCTCATTGACGCAAGGGAAGTTATGATTGCCGTTTTTAACGCAATTGAGATGGACGAGGACGAATACAACGCTATAAAAGCGGAAGTGGACGAGATACCTACCATCGACCCCGAATCCCTGCGGCCTACGGCACATTGGATAAGCGATAGCGGCGGAAGCACAAATGTTGTATGTTCACACTGTAATGCAATTTCTTTCGCTGCTTATAATTTTTGCCCGGAGTGCGGCAAAAGGATGGTGAGCGCAAATGAGTGAATGGATAAGCGTTAAAGACAGGCTGCCACTCCCTGAACCCCCGGAGGCGACCCCATGACAAAACAGCAGCTAGTTGATGAATACGCCCGCAAACATCTTTGCGCGACATGCGAGTGGAAGAATGGCGATATTTGCACGCTGCCGCGCTGCATGAAACTGGAAGAGAGGAGATACAATGACCAGAGAAGAATTCAACCAAAAGAAAGTGTGGCTATGGAGATACCAACGCAGCAGGAATCATGAACGACAGCTGCGCCAGCAGATACAAAGCGAACGTGAACGGGCAACAGCGACCACTAAAGCATTATCCCCCGTGGTGGTGTCTGCTGGCGGTAAAAATAAAATCGAGGATGCCGTTTGCAGAATCATGGAGCGTCAGGAAGCTCTATACAAGCAGATTATTGAAACCGAAATGCAAAGGGAAGAAATCGAAACCGCAATAAACTCTGTTCAAGACCAAATGCAGCGGGACGTTCTGCGGGAGCGGTATATTGTCGGCACCCCGTATTGGTGGAAAATTGCGATAAATCTAAATATTTCCGAGCGATGGGCAAAGAAATTACACCGCGCTGCAATTGAAAATCTGTGCACTCCAGTTCACTTTTAACCTGCTATTATAGATATGCTGGATGATGTAGGAACGGGGCAGCCTACGGTATAGCGAAAACCTCCTTTCTTTACCATTTTCATTTCAATTCTCCTGTTTTCATAGCTGGCAGCCGGGAAAGACCGGCATTTTATTTGCTGCATAGCTGACCATTTTGGTGACGTTACCAAGATGGTATGAGCGCTGCGTTCCAAAGCAACGGCGCGGCAAAGGTGCAAGACCTATGTGCAGCACCAACGCCGATGATGCTGGTAAATAGGCAAGTGCAAGCGCATTCCGTTCCCAGCTAGGCAACCACCGCAAGCCTACTAACAGTGCGTAACCTGCGGGGTTTTTATATGCCCTTGTAGCTCAATGGCAAGAGCCTTGGTGTGCCGGTTCAAGTCCGGCTGAGGGCAAAGGCTGGGTCGCTCCCACCGGTGAAAGCCCGGCGTAGGAAACGCGATAGATAACTGACACACCGGAAGAGCGACGGTGCACAGCCCACTACGAGAGGGCGCATACCCGATTGCACACCGATTTTGAAAGCGGAGAAGTTCTGGGACGTTTTTACGGTGACATCGAGAAAACCGTTCGGCATCTGCTTGTGCGGACTCCGTTACTGACGCAGTTACGCATCGCCGGAACCCATAATATCAAAGCAGAGACCGCGACCAGCGGACGGGATATAAATAACGCTGGATTACGTTGCGGATTTGCTCCCCGCAACGGGTGAGGTCGGCACAGCATACACCGACAGGGCGGGAACGCGCTTTTCCTCCGGCGCAAAGGGGTTTAGGGGGAATATAAGCCTACACAAATTGTGTGGGCTTTTTGTGTTGTAAGGCGAGGTGATAAAGTGGCATCAAGAAAAAATCCGGTGGGCGCACCACCTAAATACAGAAGCGTAAAGGCAATGCAAGAAAAGATTGATGCCTACTTTGAAGCCTGCAAAGGACAGCCGTTCGTAGACGATAACGGCGAACCGATGAGAAATAAAAACGGCTATATCATCTATGACGATAAAAAGCCACCTACTGTGACAGGATTGGCGCTTGCACTTGGTTTTGCATCAAGGCAGGCTCTTTTGAATTACCAAAATAAACCAGAGTTCAATGACACGATTACGCGTGCAAAGACCCGTTGTGAACAGTATGCCGAAGAAAGACTGTATGACAAAGACGGCTCAGGCGGCGCACAGTTCAGCTTGCGGGCAAATTTCGGATGGCAGGATAAGCCGGAACAACAGCAGGATAGCGAGGTGCTAATCATAGATGACTTGTAAGCTATCTGGCGTTGTTTCCCCTTGCTTCGCAAAAGTCCACCGTGAAATCAAGGAAGATAATGTAAAAGAGCTTGTCGCAAAGGGCGGGCGCGGCAGTACAAAATCCAGCTATATTAGCATAGAGCTAATTTTGCAGCTGCTAAAGCATCCGCAATGCCACGCGGCGGTTTTCCGCAAGGTCGGAAACACGCTGCGCACAAGCGTGTATGCGCAAATCGTCTGGGCAATCAATGAGCTTGGATTGCACGACCATTTTCGCTGCACGGTCTCCCCGATGGAATGCACCTATTTGCCGACTGGGCAAAAGGTGCTTTTTTTCGGTGTTGATGACCCAGGAAAAGTAAAGTCAATCAAAGTGCCGTTTGGTTATATCGGCATTTGCTGGTTTGAAGAGCTTGACCAGTTTGACGGTGAAGAGCAAATCCGAAACGTGGAGCAGTCCTGCCTGCGCGGCGGTGATTGGTTCATTACGTTCAAGAGCTTCAACCCGCCAGCAATGGCACGGAACTGGGCAAACGGGTACGCACTGAAAGCCCGCGATTGGAAGCTAATACATCATAGCACCTACAAAACAACGCCCGCAGAATGGCTCGGAGAGCGGTTCCTGGCCGATGCTGAATATTTGCAGCGCACAAACGAAACGGCATACCGACACGAGTATTTAGGCGAGGTTGTCGGAAGCGGCACGGCGGTATTTGAGAATCTACGCATTGAGAAAATCACCGATGAACAGATTGCAGGTTTTGACCGCATCAAGCGCGGCGTGGACTGGGGCTGGTACCCTGACCCGTGGGCATACAATGCGATGCACTATGATGCGGCGCGGCGCACGCTGTACATCTTCGATGAACTGACACGGCGTAGAACCAGCAACAGAGACACGGCGCAGTTGCTTTTGGATAAAGGGCTGACGCGTAATGATAAAGTCTGCGCGGATAGCGCCGAGCCAAAATCCATTGCCGACTATAACAAGTACGGCGTAAAAACATTCCCTGCCCGCAAAGGACCGAAATCGGTTCGATACGGCACAAAGTGGCTGCAAATGCTGGAAGCTATTGTCATTGACCCGGAACGTTGCCCGGACACTGCAAAGGAATTCAGCGAGTACGAGTACGAGCGAGACGCGAAAACGGGGGAAGTGCTGGAAGGCTACCCGGATTTGAACAACCATCACATTGACGCGGTGCGGTATGCGATGGAAAGCACAGCAAATAAAGCCGGAGACAATACGGCAATGAAGTATCAAAGCATTTACAGATAGGCGGTGAGGGAAAATCAGAACATATCAAGACTTTGTGGCGGTCGGTGAAGATGAACGTTCCCGCATGGGGTTTGTGTTTGACACCATAAACGATTTTAAAGGCCAGAAAAAGACGCGGGACATGCTGGACGCAAAGCTTTACTATTGGGGCGAAAATCCCACAATCAACCGCTATGAAAAAATGGTGTACGACCTAGAGGGAAAAGCGCATCCAGATATGTACACAGCAAACCACAAGATTGCCAGCAAGTTTTTTGGATTTGTTGTAGACCAGGAAGTTTCTTACCTGCTGGGCAACGGCGTTGCGTTTAACAAGGACGCCACAAAAAAAGCGCTTGGCGCCACGTTTGATGAAGATATTATGGATGCTGCCCGCCATGCGTTGATTGGTGGGCAGTCTTTCGTATTCTGGAATCTTGACCATATTCAGGTGTTTGCGCCAGAGCAGTTTGTACCGCTATACGATGAAGAGGACGGCGCACTGAAAGCCGGAATCCGGTTCTGGCAGATTGACCCGGACAAACCGCTGCGGGCAACGCTGTACGAGATGGACGGCTACACGGACTACATCAAGCCGCGAAACGGTGAAGTGCGCAGTTTAAACGGGAAACTGCCGTACAAGCTGAAAGTGCGATACTCGGAGATTGACGGCACAGAAATTTATGACGGCGAAAATTATCCCGGATTCCCCATTATTCCGCTGAAAAACGGTGAACAGGCACGCAGCGAACTGTGCGGAAGGAAAAACACCGTTGACGCGCTCGACCTGGCCAGCAGCAACATGGTAAACAATGTGGATGAGGGCAACCTCATCTATTGGGTGCTGACGAACTGCGGCGGCATGGATGAAATTGACGATGCAAAGTTTGTGGAGCGACTTAAAACTACCCACGTTGCCCATGCTGACGGTGACGAGGGCGCAAAAGCCACGCCACAGAGCATTGAAGCACCGTTTCAGGGCACGCAGGCCACAATTGATATGCTTACAAAAAAGCTGTACACGGATTTCCAGGCGTTTGACGCATCTGCCGTGAGTGCCGGAAACCAGACGGCAACGGCTATCAAGGCCAGTTATGTGCCACTCGACCTGAAAACGGACAAGTTTGAAAGCTGCGTGACGCGCTGCATCAAGGGTATTTTGGCGGTTGCCGGGCTTGATGACGAGCCGACATATACGCGCAACCAGATTATCAACAAGCAGGAAGAGTCGCAGACGGTCTTGCTCGGAGCGGAATATTACGACGACGAGTACATCACGCGCAAGCTATTGACCATTCTCGGAGACGCAGACCAGTACGAGGATTTGATGAAGCGAAAGGCGGCAGAGGAGTTAGACCGTACAATTACCAACAAGCCACCTAACGAGCCGCAGAACCAGCCGGGAGAAGGAATGAACGGCAATGGCGAAACCTGATTATGCCCACAGAATGACCGACGCCGAGCTTGCACAGCTTGAACGTCGCATTTCTGCTATATACCAACAGGCAGCAGACGAACTGTCAGACACGGTAAACGCTTACTTTGAGCAGTTCGAAAAGCGAGACGCCGCCATGAAAGACAAACTGGATGCAGGCGAAATTACCGAGCATCAATACAAGCAATGGCGGATTGCGCAGATGGGCCGAGGCAAGCGCTATGAGGCGTTGCGTGATAAGGTGGCAAATAGATACACCAACGCCAACGAAACGGCTGTAGCATACGTCAATGACGCCACGCCGGGCATTTACACGCTTAATCGCAACTATGCCGCATACAAGATTGAGCAGGTTTCAGACAGCGCAGACTTTACGCTGTGGGACGAACAGACGGTCAGACGGTTGGTCGTTGAACAGCCTGACCTTATGCCGTATTATCCACCGCAGCGTGCATTGCAGCGCGGCATTGATTTGAAGTACGGAAAGCAGCAGATTACCGCCAGCGTGACAAGCTTCATCCTGCAAGGCAAAAGCATACCGAAAATCGCCAACGACTTACAAAGTCGTATGCAGGATATGAACCGCACGAGCGCCATTAGAACGGCGCGAACGGCCATTACAGCAGCGCAGAACGCAGGGCGGCTAGATACTTACCGCGCAGCGCAGGACATGGGCATAAAGCTGAAAAAGCAATGGCTGGCAACGCTGGACAACCGCACACGCCATACGCATGCAATGCTTGACGGGCAGACAGTAGACGTTGACAAGCCGTTTAAGGTGGACGGTTACGAGCTTATGTATCCGGGAGACAGTTCCGCACCGGGGTATCTTGTGTATAACTGCCGATGCACCCAAATTGCAGAGGTTGACGGTGAGGACACAAGCAGCGGCGGAAGACGCGCCAGAGACCCCGAAACGGGAAAATCTGTGCTTGTGAAAGATATGACCTATGCAGAGTGGGCGGGGTGGAAAAAAGAAGAAGAAAAAGCGCAGGAAAACATTGATCTACGAGGCAGAAAATCCATATGGAGTGCATGGGACGACTACAGAAAACGCTTTGTCGGTCACGGTGTGGAGGTTAAAGCACAAGACATTGAAAATAATGCACTGCTTGATACCGTCAAAATTTCCAAACTTGACAAAAATGTTTCTGCTAGCATTGTAGACGCAATAGACGACCTTGGAAACCGATATTATTCTCCGCTTACAAAGCTTACCGTAATGGACAAAACCGACAGTTTGCTTTCACACGCCTTTGCCGTTGTAAACCATCAATGGGGGCTTGGAAGCGCTGAAATGAGAATAAACCCGCTGAAAGTAACAGATTCTGGTCGGAAACATATTTTTGACCTTTCGCAAAAAGGGTATTGTGTTAAATTTGCGTCGGGAGATGAAATAAAATATGTTATTACGCACGAATATGGACACAGCTTGTTAAATATCGGAGAAAAACTACCCGGAAAAGCGCAAAATTTTGCACTTGTTGATTTTACGGCAGTTAAAAAGGCGAGAAAAGAAATCGAACCGATTTGGGACGAATACTGTAACACAGTGCAAGCAGCAAAAGACAACTATGACAAAATCCGCAAACCGATTGAAGCCAAAATGATTTTTGGAACAGGTGAAGTGACGGACGCAGACAGAGAAGCAATTGCGACAGCAAAAAAGAAATACGACAGCATTAAAATCAGCGATTACTCTCTGACAAATGCGGATGAATTTGTTGCAGAATGCTTTGCCGATGCGGAAGTTGGCACAAATCCGAGCGAATATTCTTTTGCGGTTTCCAATATAATAAAAAAATATTTCGGGAAGGCGTAATATGTTCCAAGATATGCCCTATTTTATGGAAAATGAAGAATGGTTCAGGTTTGACGCATCTGTCAAAAAGTATGTACTGACAAGTGACGCGCCACCAAAAGCAAAGGAATCCTATGAGTCGTTTTACAAAGCACTTGAAGAGGATTGACGCGCAATGAAAATCACACTTGAAGACCACAGCGATGAGGTATTGGAAGCGCTGGAATCCGCTTGCCAGCGGGCGCTGGAAAAATGCGGACTTGTGGCAGAGGGGTACGCTAAAAAACTATGCAATAGCCCCGGTAAATTCGGAACGGGCGCACTACGAAACAGCATTACACATATGGTAAACGACGGCGAAAAAGCCGCATATGTCGGCACAAATAGCGAATACGGCGTATACGTTGAGTGCGGCACTGGCATTTACTATCCGGGCGGCAGACAAACGCCGTGGGTGTACCAAGATGCAAAAGGCGATTGGCATCTGACCCACGGCCAACGGGCAAAGCCTTTTATCAAGCCTGCCGTTGCCGAGCACGGCGAACAGTACAAAAGAATCATCGAAGCAGAGCTGAAAGGCAAATAAGCCTCTCGGCTCTTTTTATTGGGAGGAAAACACATGAAAAAGATTATTTATATCGCAATCGCAGTTATGGCCTCAGTTTTGCTTTTATGTGGCTGTTCAGAAGCCTATAAAGCAAACGCAAATATTTCTAAACAGGCCGATTACTTTGAGAGTGAACGAAAAATCACCGTATATAACGCCAGAACAGACAAGGTCATTATGGAAGCTGAGGGGTATATGTCTATCTCCAACAATTCTAGCAACGAGCTTGTCTGCACTGTAAAGGTTGGCCCTGATACTTACAGGAAAAATTACATCTACCTAAACAGTTACACGATGTATGTTGTCGAGGACATTACAGGAACACACACAGACCCGTACCATTACAAGCTGTATTTCCACACAAATGTTCTGCCAAGCGTTGAAGTGAAACCGTAAAAGACAAGGTTACCTAGCAACTACCGAGGCGTTCTCGGCGGTTGCTATTTTTATACGCAAAAACAGCGAAGCACTGCTGTTTTGAATAAATAAAACTCAAATGGCGAAGAACCGCCACCGAAGAAAAGGAGAGAATCCTCATGGCAAAATTTACACGCGCTGAAATCCGTAAAATTATTGGCGAAAGCTGCACTGACGAAATTGAAAATCAGCTTGTTGCACTCCATCTTGGAGTAGTTGACCCGCTGAAGGACGACGTCACGCGGTATAAAGCCGATGCAGAAAAGCTGCCGGGCGTTCAGAAGGAGTTGGACGACCTGAAAGCGCAGGGCGACGGCGGCTACAAGGCTAAGTATGAAGCAGAGCACAAGGCTTTTGTGGACTACAAGGCCAACGTAGACGCTGAAAAAACAACGGCTGCCAAAGAAAAGGCGCTGGAGACCGCCCTGAAAAAAATCGGTATTGCCGATAAACGGATTGCCACTGTTGCCAAGATGGCAAGGGCAGATGGACTGCTGGACGCTTTGGAGCTGGACGAGAACGGCGCAGCAAAAGATGCAGCAAAGTTTGAAACCAGTTTGAAAGACGGTTACGGCGAATTTGTTGTAACTACCAGCACTCAGGGCGCGAACACACCGAACCCACCTGCCGGAAACGGCGGCAGTGGTTCCATCACGGCAGAAGCCTTTAAAAAGATGGGCTATGCCGACCGACTGAAACTCAAGAAAGAAAGCCCGGAACAGTATGCCGAGCTTGCAAACAACAAAGGAGATTAACACATGGCAGATACTATTTTGACCAAACTCGCAGACCTGATTGACCCGGAAGTCATGGCCGATATGATTTCGGCTAAAATCCCTGACAAAATCCGCGTGGCACCTTTTGCAAAGGTGGATGACACCCTTGCTGGTGTTCCCGGCGATACCATCACTGTGCCGTCTTACGGTTACATTGGCGACGCAGAGGACGTTGCAGAGGGCGTTGACGTTGACATCAACAAAATGAGCACCAAGGACAAGAAGTACAAGATCAAGAAGGCCATGAAGGGCGTCGGCCTGACCGATGAAGCTGTTCTGTCCGGCTACGGCAACCCCGTGGGCGAGGCCAATGCGCAGCTGGCGCTGTCTATCGCTGCCAAAATCGACAATGACTGCATGGAAGCCTTGCAGGGCGCTACGCTGGTGTATGACGGCACTGCTGCCGCTATCAAGTACAGCGGCGTTGTGGACGCTATCGACGTGTTCAACGAGGAGATCAACAGCGACAAGGTCATGTTCATCAACCCCAAGCAGATGGCGACCCTGCGCAAGGATGCTGACTTTATCAGCGCTGACAAGTATCAGGCTGGCGTTGCTGTCACCGGCGAAATCGGCAAGATTGCCAACACCCGCGTTGTGGCATCTCGCAAGGTTCCTTCTATCGAGTACGAGAAGGACAACAGCACCGGCACTATTGAGATTGTCGATGATGCTACCACCGAGACTGCCGCCAAGAAGCATCTTTCCACGATTCAGCCCCATTGCGCTGCTGCGCTGGTTGTCGGTGACAAGGTCAAGGCTGCTGCTACCGCCTACTACGCATGCCCCATCGTCAAGCTGAACGAGGACAGCGAGACTGAGGACGATGTTCCCGCCCTGACCATTTACCGCAAGCGCAGCATCAACGTGGAGACCGAGCGCAAACCGCGTAACCGTTCCACCGAGATCACCGCTGACGAGTTTTACGTTGCGGCTCTGACCAACGAAGCCAAAGTCGTGCTGGCAAAGTTCAAAAAGTAATAAGGGGGCAGCGTAATGCTTGAAGAATTGATGCGAGAGTGCCGGAACTGGTTTAAGGTCCCGGATGGCGCGTACAGCGGCACATTTACCATCAAGGACGGCAGCATTACGCTGCCTTTTTTAGTTGATGGGCAATATTTCCGCATTATAGGGAGCGTGTTCAACGATGGCGTGTACCAGTACGGTGCTGGCAGCTTGACCGATGAAACGTTTGACGGGACTGTGTGGGCGCTGGCTGTGCCTGCTGCCTTTATTTCTCTGGTTGAGGATGTGGAAGCATGGCGCGACAAGTATGAGAACGCCGCAAACAGCCCATTTCAGAGCGAGAGCTTTGCAGGATATAGCTACACTAAATCGAGCGCAAATGGCAATTCTGGTGGCTCTGTGACGGGCTGGCAGGGTGTGTTTGCGTCCAGGCTGAACAAATGGAGAAAGCTATGAGCCTTTTAGATGATTTTTCGCACAGCTGCATCATTATGGACAAGCTGACAAAGCCTGACGGCGAGGGCGGCTATGCTACCGAGTGGCGCGATGGCGCAGAGTTTGCGAATTACGTTGCATTGGACAGCAGCCTTGAAGCACGGCAGGCCGAAGCGCAGGGTGTAACCAGCGTGTATACCGGAATTGTGCGGAAAGATGTGCCTATTGAGTACGGCAGCGTGTATAAGGACGCGACGACAGGGGCATATTTCCGAGTTACCAGCCGCCCAAGTGAAAAACAGGCCCCGGCAAGCGCTTCCCCGATGCTGAACGGCCTAAAAAGTTTTACTGCTGAAAGGCTGCGGGAGGGATTGCCGACATGACAAAGGGCGCTGCATTACAGCAGTTTTTCGGGCAATTTATGACAGCATACGCCAGCAACGCCGTGCCGGATGACGCTGTACTCCCCTTCCTGACCTATGATGCCGTGTTTGACGCATGGGGCGGCAGTCCGGTGTCATTAACGGTTAATATGTGGTTCTATACCACGTCTGAGGCCGTACCAAATGCCAAAGTGCAGGAATTGTCTGAGGCATTGGGCATCGGTGGGAAAATGCTACCAATCGATGATGGTTATATCTGGCTTACAAGAGGTTCGCCATTTTGCCAATCATTGGCAGATGATACGGACAGAAATATCAAACGGAGGTACATTAACGTAACCGCCGATTTTTTATGCAAAAACTGAGGTGAAAATATGGGTAAATTTACCGTTATTCCGCAGGAAACTTTTAATGGCTTGCAGATGGACGCTGGTGTTCTGCTGAAAAAATTCACACCGACCTCGCCCGCTGCACCTGATGATGCAGATATTATCTGCGCTACCACTGGCGGCATTAATGCCACTTGTGTGCCCACTTACAGTGATCTTGGTGAAGATATCGACAACTGCCCGAACAACATGAAGGAGCTGAAGCATCTGGATAGTTGGGAGTGCAAGATGTCCTTTACCAGCCTGGGCATGGATGCAAACGCTATTAAGCTGGCATTGGGCGCGGCTGACATTACCAGCACCGCTGCAAGCAAAAATGACGTTGTTACACCTAGCCGAGACCTGAAGCAGAGCGATTTTACTGATCTTTGGTGGGTCGGTGACCGCGCAGATGGTGGCTGTGTGGCAATCCAGATAAAAAATGCACTGTCTACTGGCGGTTTTAGCTTGCAGACAACCAAAAATGGAAAGGGCCAGTTGTCTGTTGAGTTGACTGGCCATGTCTCTATTGAAAATCAGGATACTATGCCGATGGTATTTTACAGCTTGGATGCGGAGGAATAAAAAATGCGACTGCTTTCTCAGATGACTACCGACGAGACATGCGATGTTTTGTGCATCGCCGCCCCTCATATCCAGAATATGGCCGACGATAAAAACCTAATTGCAGAAGTTCAACGCAAGCTTCCCAAAGGGGAACATACGCAGATTGAAGTCTATAGGTTCGGCCTTACGCGAGTTGTGAATCTTGTTCCTATCTTCTTGAAAGACCACAGAGAAGACGTATATGCGATTCTTTCTCTGTTTAACGGCCTCACCCCAGAAGAATGCGGAAAGCAGGGGCTCTTAAGCACGTTGGCGCAGATTAACGAGCTTGTGAAAGACGAGGACTTCGTGAATTTTTTCAAACAATCTTTCGGTACGGCGCAGAAAGCGTAATAGTCGCAATCTTAAGCATGCCGAAACTGAGCGCCCGTGCGTTTATGTCGGCACTGCCATACCGAATCAAAGAAAAAACGGATGAAGTGGCATATCGTGTTTATATGTCTGATGTACTTATCACGATTGCAAAAAACATGATAAAAACAAAAAGCGAGCCGAAAAGGTACTGGGATATAATCAACCCGCCACCAGAAGAAACACGAACAGCGGATGAAATCAAAGAATACATGAAGAACAAGCTGAGAAAACTGGAAGAGCCGCCCCAAAAATAGGGCGGCTCATTTTAGAAGCAGTTTGTCATAATGGCTTTGTAGATTTTATCGTCTACCTCGATTAAAAAGCGTTTACCACTTGCAACCCACTGTGGGTCTTCTTTCAGCTGAATTGCAATCTGATAAATGCCTTTTTGTTTTGCGGTGACTGCGCCAGCCACGAGACCAGCAGGCCCAAGAATGGCACCGCCAACAAGCCCGCGCATCACACCAGAAGACATAGACTTCTTCTGAGATTCATCCATAACAGAATAATCCGCAACGGTGCTTCTGTCTAATGTGATTGCGGGCATCAATCCCATGTCGAGTTGAACCCGACCAAAAGAAAGATTGACCTTTTTCCCTACGTAATCTCCTGCGATAACTGCATTTTTAGCTTTTGCCATAGCAAAACACCTCCTAAAGCTAGGATACAGCATGGCTAACAAAAAATCAACAAGAAAGGAGTGAAAAGTTGGACGTATTTAATCTAAACGCAAAATTAAGTCTTGATACAGATGATTATGAGCGGCAGTTAAACGATGCAAGCGGCAAAACAACATCTTTTTGGGACGTATTCAGCGGAACGTTTCTTGGAAACGCAGTTTTTGATGGTCTGAAAGCTGTGGGCAGCACGATTGTATCTGTTGGCAAATCGGCAGCAGGTGCAGCTCTCGATATTGGCAAAGCATCCCTGAGCAGTTACGCAGACTATGAGCAGCTTGTCGGTGGCGTAGAAACCTTGTACAAGGACAGCGCAGGTATTATTGAGGGCTATGCAAAGGACGCGTACAAGAACGTTGGCCTGTCTGCAAACGAGTACATGGAGACATCAACATCGTTTGCTGCGGCTCTGGTTTCAAGTTTGGGCGGCGATACACAAAAAGCCGCTGAAATGGCGAATACTGCAATTTCGGATATGTCCGATAATGCGAACAAGATGGGCACCAATATTTCTTCCATCCAAGACGCATATAACGGCTTTGCGAAGCAGAACTACACCATGCTTGACAACCTAAAGCTCGGCTATGGTGGCACGCAAGCTGAAATGAAGCGGTTGATAAAAGAAGCCGCTGCCATGAAGGACACGCAAGCAGAACTTGGCGTGACGGTTGATGCAACCAGTATGTCTTATGCGAATATTGTACAGGCGATTCACGTCGTACAGGCAAACATGGACATTATGGGAACAACCAGCAAAGAAGCTGCAACTACCATCCAAGGAAGTACAGCTTCTATGAAGAGCGCCTGGGAAAATCTGCTTACAGGCATTGCAGACCCAGAACAGGATGTTCAGCAGCTAATCAATAATTTCGTAGACAGTCTTCTTACTGCTGCTCAAAACATTTTGCCGCGTATTCAAGAAATTGTCCCAACGCTGATCAACGCCATGACCGAGATAGGTGCACAGTTGGCCCCTGTAGTCAGCACTGTTATCGAAGGCATGATGCCAACCGTCGTAGAAGGGATAGAGGCACTATTTAACGGCCTTGGATTTTTGGCAGACGAGTTACAGCCAATCATTGATGAATTATTTTCTTTTTTTGGTGATGCGATAGTAAATACGCTGACAAGCGCAATCGAAAATTCTGATTTTAGTGTAATTTTTGATATTTTCGATGAAGTCAAAGAGGCGGTCAACGAAGTAATCCCTGTTATAGAAGCCTTGGCTCCTTCCATTGGCGCGGTTGGCACTGCTATTGCTGGATGGCAAATTGGAACGAAAATCCAAAAGATGGTAACTGCTTTCGACGAGGCTAAAGTTGCCGTATCTCTGTTCAGCATGGGGCTTTCTGATTCAGAAGTTGCACAGGGCGCTTTGGATGGCACGCTCAAAGGGTCGGAAGTTGTCGTTGGGCTGCTTACTGGAAAAATTGATTTGCTTTCTTTGGCGCAAGGCAAACTCAAGGCTGCGCAGGCTGCACTAAACGCCGTTATGTCAGCTAACCCGATTGCAATCGTAATAACGCTGATTGCGGCTTTGATTGGCGTGTTTGTCACTCTGTACGCAACGAACGAAGATTTCAGAAATAAAGTCAACGAAATTTTTGAGTTCGTAAAGACCACTGTTGTTACATTCTTTACAGAGACCGTTCCAGAGGCGATTAACAGTGCGATAGAGTGGTTTCAACAGCTCCCCGATAAAATATCTGAGTTCATGACAAACGCCGTGCAGAGCGTCGCAGATTGGGCGACACAAACAGCAGAGAATGCTCGTCAAGCTGGCAGCAATTTTATCAATGCTGTTGTAGAATTTTTCTCGCAACTCCCGTATAACTTAGGCGTATTTCTCGGCACGGCGCTTGCAAACATCGTAATTTGGGCGGTGGAAACGGCAGAGAATGCGCGGCAAGCTGGCTCCCAATTCTTGCAAAACGTAGTTGAGTTCTTTACGCAACTCCCCGGCAACGTTTTAACGTTCCTGTCTACCACGATCGAGAACGTCATTGCATGGGCTGGGCAAATGAAGTCCAACGCAATCGACGCGGCATCTACGTTCCTGAATAACGTAATTGAGTTTTTTACTCAGTTGCCCGGAAACATTGCAGAGTGGTTCACAAAAACGATTGAAAAAGTCGTAGAGTGGGCAGTTGAGCTAAAAAACAAAGGAACGCAAGCAGCAAAAGATTTGCTAGATGCTGTTGTTACGGGCCTTGCGGAATTACCCGGCAAAATCTTTGATTTAGGCGTGAACGCGGCAAAGAACTTGCTCGAGGGTATTAAGAGTATGGGCGGCTGGCTGAAAGAACAGGTCGGAAATTTCGTAGACGGCATTGTCTCCGGCTTTACCGGCACGGTGCAGACAAACGGCTCCCACGCAGGCGGTCTGGACTATGTTCCCTATAACAACTACGTTGCAAACCTGCATCGCGGCGAAATGGTGCTTACAAGCGCAGAGGCGACGGAATACCGCAAAGGCAACGCAAACGCGGCTGGCGGCATGACGTTCAACATCAATATTAACGGCATTCAGTTTGACGATGTAAATTCCATGGCACACGCGCTGGCAAATCAGATTTCGTATGAGCTTCAGGCGCAAAGCAACAGAAAGGCGGCTGTATATGCTTAATGGATTTTGGCTTGACGGTGTATGCAGCCTCGATGTTGGAATTAGGCTGCAAAATGCAATTACTTTTGGGAAACCGACGCCAAGAGTAACCGCCACGACCATTTCTGGACGCAGTGGAGACCTGACAGAATGGGATGGAAGCTACTCAAATATTAGCGCCACAGCAAAATGTTTTGCGCTGACTGGCGCTGATGTAAGCGACACTTTACCAACGATTGCGGCTTTTCTGCGTGGAACTACTTTTAGCTATCGCAGGCTTGAAACAGAGGAAGAACCAAATGTGTACAGAATGGCGCGGGTGGTTAATTTCCCGGAAACTGATATCCGGGCAAACCACCTTGCGCCATTTACAATTTCGTTAGATTGCAAACCACAGAAATACTTAAAAGACGGCGAAAATACTGTTGAAGTCAAAAGCGGTGATTCTCTGTATAATCCAACTGTATTCCCTTCCCTGCCGCTTATCGCACTAACCGTTACTGACGATGCCAAATTACAAGTTGGTGGCACACAAATAAGTATTACAGGTTACACCGGGCCTATGTACCTAGATTGTGAAATGATGGACGCTTACAGAGAATCTACAAACTTAAATAAATATGTAACTGCGCCTGAATTTCCTGCTTTGGGGGCAGGAGCTACACAAATTAGTTGGAGTGGCGGCATTAGCAAGTGCGAAATCACACCTAGATGGTGGACGTTGTAGGAGGTGTAAATCATTAGTTATCCGAGATATTACGACGGCACGACCGGCTTGCAGGGCAACGGCGTGGGGGTGCTGCGGGATGCTGTGCGCTGCACCGTGACCGAAGAGCGAAACGGCGCGTTTGAACTGGAAATGGTCTATCCCATTACTGGGCAGCATTACAGCAGCTTGGCGCTGCGCGGGCTGATTCTGGCAAAGCCAAACCCCTACGGCGAGGCACAGTATTTCCGCATTTATAAAATCAGCCGCCCCATCAATGGACAGGTGACGGTCAACGCGCAGCACATCAGCTACGATTTGAGCGGCATTCCGGTGGGGCCTTGTAAGGCGTTGAACGCAGTCGACGCCTTGCAGCAGCTCAAAAGCCATGCGGCGGTAAGTTGTGATTACTCATTCTGGACAGACATTCAGACGGTGGCAGACTTTGCCGTGGCTGTGCCCAGCAGTCTGCGCAGCCTGCTGGGCGGCGTGGAGGGCAGCGTGCTGGACGTCTATGGAGGCGAGTATGAGTGGGACAACACCACCGTCAAGCTGCACAGCCAGCGCGGCACCGACCGCGGCGTGACGATCCGCTACGGAAAGAACCTGACAGACCTGACCCAGGAGGAAAGCTGCGCCGAAGTCTACACCGGCGTTTATCCCTACTGGGTGGACAGTGATGGCAACGTGACCCAGATCACCGGCAGCCCGGTTGTCAACGTGCCGGACGGCCAGTATGACTTTGTGCGGGTGCTGACGCTGGACGTGAGTCAGGACATAAAAGAGCAGCCCACCGCCGCCCAGCTGCGGCAGGCCGCGCTGGATTATATCAGCGCCAACAAGGTAGGCGTGCCGAAGGTGAGCCTGACATTGAGCTTTGCCCAGCTGGAACAGACCGCCGAATACGCCGACATGGCCCTGCTGGAGCGGGTATGTCTGTGTGATACCGTTCATGTGCAGTTTGCAAAGCTGGGCGTGAGCGCGGATGCCCGGTGCATCAAAACGGTCTATGACGTGCTGCTGGAGCGGTACGACAGCGTAGAGCTGGGCGACGCCCGCAGCAGCCTGGCCAACACCGTGGCCGACATGGGCAAAACCGTACAGAGCACCGTAAACAAGACGCGCAGCGACCTGGAGCGGGCCATTGACCGCGCCACACAGCTTATCACCGGCAACCTGGGCGGCTATGTGGTGCTGCACAGCTCCACCGGCGCGGATGAGCCGGACGAAATCCTTGTGATGGACAAGCCGGAAATCGCCAAGGCCACAAAGGTCTGGCGGTGGAATCTGGCCGGTTGGGGGTACAGCAGCAGAGGCTATGGCGGGCCGTACCGACTGGCCGCCACGATGGACGGTGCAATCAACGCCGATTTCATCACGACCGGCAGTTTGAGCGCCAACCTCATTAAAGCCGGGACGATGAGCGCAAATCTTATCCGGGGCGGCGTGCTGCAATCCACCAACGGAAAGTTCGTGTCCAATTTGGACACGGGAGTCACTACTTTTAACGGCGGGCTGGTGGTGAACAGCGACAATTTCAACATCGGCTCGGACGGATCGGTGGATATCACCGGTAAATTCACTTCGACGGTGTCGGAGAGCAAGTGCGTCATAGACGACGCAAAAATTGAAATGTACCGAAAAACCAATGACGGCAACTGGCACATGGGCGCTTTCATGTCCACGTGGGGGTCGAACAATGCCGTTGGCCGACTGGTGCTGTACGGCCCTGCGGCCAGCAACACCAACGATATGATTGCCAACGTCACGATGGCTGGACAGTATTCCGGCGGCGCTATCGCGATAAGCGACGCGAAAGGCAACGTGAAGGTGCAGCTGGGCGTGGACGGCGCGGGCGACGGCTATGTGTTGGTCAACGGCAGAATGATACAGTGAGGTGGTTTTAAATGGCGGCAGCCAATTACAGCCCGCCCACAGCAGCGCTTATCAAGGCGACGCGGGCGGATTTTGACCGGCGTGACGTTGTGCAGCCGGTACATCTGGTACAGTACGACGATACGCTCCCGGTGCTGGCCGTGGCCCTGTACAAGGGCGGGCAGCCCTGGACACTGCCAACCGGCGCGGATGTCAACCTGCGGATGGATAAAAAAGACGGCCACTATGTCTACAACCCGGCGCTGGGCGTGAGCAGCGACCGCGCCACGGTCTATTTGGCCGTGACGGCCCAGATGACGACCGGCTACGGCACGTTTGCCCCGGTGGTAGAGGTGCTGGCGGGCGGTGGTGTGGCCGGTATGGCCGCCCTGCGGCTGGAAATTGACCGGAACCCGGTGCAGGATGGAATGCTCGAAAGCACTGACGAATACAAGACCGTGCAGGCGCTGGCCGCTGAGGTGGCTGCCAACGCCAAAATCGTGCGGGATAATGAAGCGGGCATCCAGGACGTGCACGAAAACATCGAGGCCATCAAGGCCGCGCCTGCCAACGCCACGGCCGCTGCGGCCAGTGCGAAAGAGGCCCGCAGCTGGGCGGTGGGAGATACAGCATCCCGCCCCGGCGAGGGCATGGACAACGCCAAATACTACGCTGCGCTTGCCCAGCAAGTCAGCCAGGGCGCGGTTGGGTGGTATCCCAACTACGAGGCGCTGTACGCGGCCCACGATACTGGTTATGATGGCAACTGGGCGATTGTGGGAGATACCGATACTATCTGGGTTTGGGACAGCAATACCGGGGTTTGGAAGGACACCGGCGAGAGCAGCAAGTTTGCGAATTACTACGACAAGACCCAAATCGACGCCATGCTGGCCGCTATGAAATCGAAGTTGAAGACCGTAACGGTGGCGGCATCAGCCTGGACAACCGGCGATTATACCGTGGCATGGGACGATGGAACCAGCACGAGTTATACGCAGTGCGCCACTGTCACAGTTTCCGGGGTGACGGCAGACAGCCATATCGTCGTATCTGACCGCACGAGAGTTACGGATGCGGTGCGTATTGTAGCCGCGCTGGAACCCGGCGCGGGGGTTGTTAAGTTTTATGCGAACAGTGCGCCAAGCGCTGCGGCGGTGTTTGTGGTGGAGGTGAGCCAGTAATGAGTGGGGCAACAAATAACCCGTACCTTGAAGCCGGTAGAGACGACCTGCTGCGAATCATGACGGCCCCCAACGCTGGGGCGCATAACGCGGTTTACCGTGGCAAGGCGCTTGGCGGAGAGGCGACGGATGCGCAGTGGGCGGCGATTGCGGCGGGCACATTCGATGATTTGTACATAGGTGACTACTGGACGATGGGCGGGGTCAACTACCGTCTTGGGGCGTTCGATTACTTCCTCAACAGTGGTAATGGTAACAAGATTTGTACAACACACCATGCGGTTATTATTCCTGATACTTCTCTTTATCAAGCACAGATGAATACCAGTAATGTTACCACTGGTGGTTACACTGGTTCTGCCATGTATAAGTCGAATCTGGCGCAGGCTAAGACTATTATCAAGGCAGCGTTTGGTTCCGCTCATGTTCTTACAAAGAGAGAACTTCTGACCAATGCGGTAACTGGCAACACCCCTTCGGGTTGGGCATGGCTCGACTCTGATGTTGAGTTAATGAACGAAGTGCAGGTTTATGGTTCTGTGGCATGGGGCGCACATGATGGCAACGGTTTCAACGTTGCTTCTAGTGACGGTCAGTTCCCGCTCTTCATGTTTGATCGTACTAAGCTGCATAATCGAGAGGACTACTGGCTGAGAGATGTATCTTCCACTACTCACTTCGCCAGTGTCGACTACGACGGTTATGCGGACAGCCGCAGCGCTTCTCTCTCTCTTGGCGTTCGCCCGTTTTTCTGCATTTACTAAGGAGAAAAAATTATGAATGCAACAAATAATCCTTATGCTGTCACCCCCCCCACTGATACGACGCTGACGCAGGAAGGCGCGGCCGCTAATGCTAAGGGGGTGGCGGTATGAGTGCAACCCGCAATCCCTATTACCAGCTGCCCGGTGGGGCTGACCTGCCCGGAGACGTGCGTGTGAGCGATACGGCAGATGCCAGCAAGACTGCTGCGGACGGCTGGGCGGCCAGCCCGGCAGCGGTGGCGAGTGCAGCTGCCACATTATCTAGTTTAGTTTGCCGCTTCGATATAGGAGACAACTCCGTACATTTCCAATTCACACCAACTTTCGGAAAAAGGGCTAGTTTTGTATTGATTTCGATTATGCAAGGCTCTGGCATATGCTGTAACAGCCTTGTTGTGCACAACGATGATGGAACTAATGCTTGTACCGAGTTCGTTTCTAAGGGTCTTTCGGTAAATAAAATCGCTACAAGCAAGTCTGGAGACATCATTGATGTCTCCATTAGTTACGTCTACAACAGCGTTTGGGGACATCTGTTTGTCTTTCCGTCTGATAACATCACAAACATCGGACAATAATTACGAACAACAAAAAACCATAATTTGAAAAGAGAAACACACTTGGAGGTGCTATATGTCTGAAAAAGATACGATTTTGACCCCGGAAATGGGTGAAGAACTTTCCAACGGCAAAGGAGACGACGACGATGAGTGATTCCGCACTTGCCGTTTATACGGCCATTAGCCCAAACTGCAACAGACCCCGCAGCCAGCCCATCAGCAAGATCACGGTGCACCATATGGCGGGCAATACCACGCTGGAAGCGTTCGGTTCTATCGTTGGCAAAGCATCCCGCCAGATGAGCGCAAACTACGCCATCGATTCCAACGGCCGCATCGGTCTGTTTTGCCACGAGGCCGACCGTTCGTGGTGCAGCTCGTCGCCGTGGAACGACCAGCGCGCCGTCACGATCGAGGTCGCCAACGACGGCGGTGAGCCTGACTGGCACATCAGCGACAAGGCCTATGCCGCGCTGCTCGACCTTTGCACCGACATCTGCCGCCGCAACGGCATCAAGGAGCTGACCTACACCGGCGACAAGAACGGCAGCTTGACCATGCACTGCTTCTACGCCGCCACGGCCTGTCCAGGTCCCTACCTCAAGAGCAAGTTTCCCGACATTGCGGCGCAGGTCACAACGCGCCTGAAGGGCGACGTGGCCGACGCTGCACCCGCAAAGACGCAGGAGCAGACGTTCATCGACGTGATGGTCGAGAAGTGCCGGGAGCACTGCCTGAGCGCCCATCTGCTGCCGTCGCTCTGCATTGCGCAGGCGTGTTTGGAGAGCGCTTACGGCACCAGCGAGCTTGCTGTACAGGCCAACAACCTGTTCGGCATCAAGGCAAGCAACTGGAGCGGTCGCGTCTACAACAAGACCACCAAGGAGTGGGACGGCGGAAAGTACATCACCATCACGGCGGGCTTCCGCGCCTATGACACGATGGTCGCCTGCGTAGAGGACTACATCAAGAAGCTCACTACCATGAGCCGCTACTCAAACCTTGTCGGCTGCACCGACATCAACAAGGCGTGCGAGTACATCCGCGCCGACGGCTGGGCGACCAGCCCGACCTACACGTCGAGCTTGCTGGCGGTCGTGAAGCAGTTCAATCTGACGCGGTATGATGCCGCCATCAAAGAGGATAAGCCCGCTGCGCCGACGCATCAAGAGGTCTGGCTTGACCACGTTGTGCTTCCAAACGCCGCAGCAATGGAGTTTTACGCCGTTGCCAAAAAGTACAACCTCGATAACGATAGGGCGTATCATGCAAAATACGTGGAGGGTTGAGCGTGCCGGAGTGGATTGTGAAATACTGGGTCGAGTGGGCTTTTGGCGTACTCGCCGCGGGATTACTGGTCGTTTATAGGCGGCTGGCGAAAAAAATCAAGGACGACGCAGAAGAGAGGGCCGCCATCAAGGCGGGGATGCTGGCAATCCTGCACGACCGCCTGTACCAGGTCTGCACGTTTTATATCGCGCAGGGCTGGATCGAGACGGCGGGCCTTAAAAATCTGGAATATCTGTACAAGAGCTACCATGCGCTGGGCGGCAACGGAACAGGCACAGAACTGTACAACCGGGCGCGGGTGCTGCCGATTCATTAAGAAAGGAGCTAAACTATGAACATCGACTACATGAACTACATCAAGCCTGAACTGCTGGTACTGATCCCGGCGCTGATTTTCGTTGGGTATTGCCTGAAAACCAGCACGGCAGTGGCTGACAAGCTCATCCCGGCGGTGCTGGCCGCAGTGGGTATTGTGCTGGCCGCGCTGTACGTTTTGGCGACGTCGCCCATCGGCGGCGGGCAGGACGCGGCCATGGCGGTTTTTACTGCCATCGTCCAGGGCGTGCTGTGCGCAGCGGGGGCGGTCTACGCCAACCAGTGCGTGAAGCAGAGCACGAAGGATAAATAATCCACTGCGTGCGCCGGTTTGATTTTTGTGTTGACCTGGCGACGTATAACAGAATTTGCTTTTTGCTGACCGACGATGAGCGGGCTGTGCTGGATTACAGGCGGCGCGGCCTGGGCAACGCGGAGATCGCTGCGGAAATGAACTGCAGCGAGCGCACGGTCAATCGGTTGGTGCGGGCGGTCGTGGATAAAATCAGGAAGATATAAAACAGCGGTCGTGCTGGGCGTTTGCCCGGTACGACCGCTGTTTTTTTTATTCTGTTTTTATAAAAAATACAATGCCACAGGAGTAGTAGACCTGGAAGCAACCCTCGACCGTTTCGGCGACTGTGCTGCCACAATCGTAGTCGTAGATGTTGAATTTACCAGAAATCAGCGTGAAGTAGGTAAGGGGCGCGGTGTCTATCTCGCCGTCGTTATAGATGCAAAACGCGGAGTCGCCGTCGCCTGCGCCGGTGGGAATCAGAACGGAGAAGGAATCATTGGCGATTTTGACCGCGCCCGCGTCGCTGATGGTGTCGCAGCGGCGGCCGCTGGTCAGCAGCCACAGGTCCGGCGGTGGGGGTGCGGCAAGTCGGTTGTCGGTGTAGGGTTCATCTTCGTCGATGAGCCAGTCACGACCGACGCGGCGGGCTGTTTTGAAACCGCCGCGCAGGGCCTTTTGGCGGACGGTGACGGGGCTGCGGTTGTGGCGGGCAGCGTATTCGGTAATTGTAATTTCCATGGGGGCCTCCTTAATTAAAGTTCGATGTTGACGTCCACAGTGATTTCTACGCCTACCGGGTTGCCGGCCTTTACAAAGGCAGAGCTGGCGGAGCGGGGCAGGATGTGGATGCTAAGGAGCGTTATGGTCTCATCAGACTGGATCAGTTCGCCGTTTTCGTCAAGCTCATCCTCTCGGTTGTAGTCGACGTAGTACTCCCAGCGACACAAGGCGTCATCCTGGCCAGTGACCCACTGCTTGCCGTTGTCCATGGCGGCGCTGGAAATTGCCTCGCGGATTTCATCGATAACATCGTTGCTGTTGACGGAAGTGTTGGTGGCGGCGTAGATGGCATTAGAAATAGTGGTCATTTTATTTTCCTCCTGTTGTGTGCGGTTGCTTATCTCTTACTGTGTCTATATTATACATCGCTAGAGATGTAATGTCAAGGGCTTTTGCAAAGACTTTTTAGAATTTTCTGCAAAAAATGGCGTAAAGTCGGCGTATATGTGGCGCACGCGAAATTGTGTAAAATATTACAATAAATATAGAGGATAAAGCCATGTACAGAGAATTAAACCTGAATCCAGAACATAAGCGCGTCGGCGATTGTACCGTAAGAGCCATTGCAGCAGCCACCTTGAAACAATGGGAGACCGTATATGCAGACTTGGCTGTTGAGGGTTTGTTATTACATGATATGCCGACTGCTAATTACGTATGGGGACATTACCTGCGTCGGTGTGGGTGGAACCGTTCGGCAATTCCGAACAATTGCCCGGACTGCTACACGGTTGCGGATTTCGCGTCGGAGCACCCAAGCGGGACGTATATTTTGGCTCTTGCAACGCACGTTGTCTGCGTGCGTGATGGGGACTGGCTTGACACATGGGACAGCGGCGACGAGACGCCACTGTATTATTGGCAGAAAGGATGATTGACTATGGCGTTTGGCGTACCGTATCAGCCCGGATTTGCGCCGGGATATTACCCGATGGGGCAGCAGATGCCGTCGGCCATGCCCGACCAGCTTGCACAGCTTCGACAAGCGGCGTATCCGCAGCAGCAACAGACTGCACAGCAGACTGCGCCTATTATTTGGGTGCAGGGAGAAGAAGCGGCGAAGTCGTATCTTTGTGCGCCGGGGAACAGCGTGCTTTTGATGGACAGCGAGAAAAGTTCGTTCTATATCAAAACAGTGGATGCAAGCGGGATGCCGCAGCCGTTGCGAATCTTTGATTACACGGAGCGCACAGCAGCACAGAAACAGCCCACACAGGCCGTGCAAGCACAAGCCGGGGAGTTTGTCACCCGTGCAGAGTTTGACGCGCTGGCGGCACGCTTTGACGCGCTGACAGCAGACAAACCGCTGACAAAGAAAAAGGAGAGCGAAAATGCCAAATCCACTGTTTAATGCTTTAGGCGGCGGGCGTATGCCCGGCCCGATGGGACAATTTCAGCAGATGATGCAGCAGTTTCAGCAGTTCCGGGCAAATTTTCAGGGAGACCCCAAAAAAGAAGTAGAAAAGCTGTTGCAATCCGGGCAGATGAGCCAAGCTCAGCTAAACCAGCTGCAAGCGATGGCGCAGCAGTTTCAGGGCTTTTTAAAATAGGTTCAAACCGTGCGCACGGTGAACAATAAAATCAACTTTTGAAAGGAGTTAAATATGAGTCTTTCTTCGGACGGCACTGTGATGACAATGCCTGTTCAGCCCGCGAATACGGGCAATGGCAACGGCTGGGGCTTTGGCGGCGATGGTGCGTGGTGGATTATTATTCTCTTCCTATTCGTTTTCTGCGGTTGGGGCGGCAGCTGGGGCAACAACGGATTTGGCGGCGGTAATGGTGCTGGCGCTGTCGATGGCTACATCCTCACCAGCGACTTTGCCAACATCGAACGCAAAATCGACGTCGTGAACAACGGCCTGTGTGACGGTTTCTATGCTCAGGCACAGCTTGTCAACGGTGTGCAGAACGCTATGCAGCAGGGCTTTATGAGCGCCGAAATCAGCCGCGCAAACCAGCAGGCCGCATTTATGCAGCAGCTTAACGCCATGCAGATGCAGCAGGCTAATTGCTGCTGCGAGACCCGCGAGGCGATTCAGGGTGTAAACTACAACCTTGCTACGCAGGCTTGCGACACGCGCCAGACCATCCAGAACGGTACGCGCGACATCATCGAGAACCAGAACGCCAATGCGCGTGCGGTGCTTGACGCACTGACCGCCCAGCGTATCGAGGCAAAGGATGCCAAGATTGCCGAGCAGAACCAGCAGATTTTCGCTGCACAGCTTGCCGCTAGTCAGGCTGCGCAGAATGAAACGCTGAAAGCCTATATGAGCGGGCAGCTTGCTTACTACAACCCCCGCCCTGTTCCTGCTTTCCCTGTTCCCGCACCGTATCAGTATGGGAATTGCGGCACCTGCAACGGCTGCGGATGCTAAAAACGAATACGGCAACTTGTCGGAGCATCTGACATGTTCGGCCCCGTGCCGATAGTGCAAAATGTGGCGGGGCAATCGTCCCGCCACTATCTTTTTTTGAAAGGAATGATTTTATGGCTGAATTTACAAACGCCAATACCGTGAGCGTGGCAGCAGGCCAGAACGTGCCGTTGACAGAAACGGCAGTAGCGGGTAAGGGCTGTGTCGTACACAGAGAGGGCGCGGGCATCGTTACACTGCGCGGCATCACGAACCAGTGCAAAGCTCGTTTCAAAGTGGGATTTGGTGCAAATGTTGCTATCCCTACCGGCGGCACAGTGGAAGCTATTACTGCTGCGCTTGCCATCAACGGTGAACCGCTGAACAGTGCGACTGCAACCGTGACACCGGCAGCAGTAGAAAACTTCTTTAATATCTATGTGACGTCTTTTGTTGAAGTTCCGCGCGGCTGCTGCCTGACCGTTGCCGCCGAAAATACAAGCACACAAACCGTTTTGTTTGCGAACGCAAACTTTGTGGTCGAGAGAGTGAGCTGAAAGGAGTAAACCATGAGTAAAAGAGTTTTGTATGACTTGAAAGACATGCTGTGCGCAGAACTGGACGAAATCGGAAAGAAGGGTGAAATGTCTGCCGGTGACTTGGAAACTGTTCACAAGCTGACTGACACCATCAAGAACATCGACAAAATCACCATGCTGGAAGAAGGCGGCTACAGCCGCGATGAAGATTACAGCCGGGATGGTGATTGGAGCGCTAATATGCACGGCAATTATGGACGCGGCAGCAGCTATGCGCGGCGCGGTTCGCATTATGTGCGTGGCCATTACAGCCGAGACGATGCGCGAGACAGCATGATGCGAAAGCTGGAAGACATGATCCGAAACGTTGATGGATACGACCGCGAGACTATCCAGCATTGCATCGATGAACTGAAAAACATTTGACGGAGGTGGCGGCTATGGTTGACGTGCGAGAGATTGACGGCGCTATAGCCGAAATCGAAAATAGCGAACTTACCATGACCAGAGTTAAAAATTTAGCGGCGCTGTATGTTGTGAAAAATCAGCAGCTTGCAGATGTATCCCCTGCCCCACAAAAAGCAGAACGGCAAGAGACAGTTCGCTACTACGAAGCGGCAAAGCCGTCTACAAGGGCTGCTGTTGGCAGCAGTGACTTTTTACGAGCTGTGTCAAATGTAGACCTTACGGATGCGCTGAACGTGCTGGATGAGCTTATGTCGGCTTTATATGTGGCGAACCCTAAAGTTTATAATGGCGTTATGCGGAAATTGGAGCGTTTACAGGATGAGTGAATTTTTGGAGATTGTAAACAAGGCTGATACCGGTAGAGTGTGGCGCGTGCTGGACGAGTTTATGGATGCGCTGAAAGAAGCAAAGCCGGAATTGTATGCAGAACTGCTGCACAATCTGCGTAAAAAATATGCAAGTGTGTACTAAAGTGTGTACTGCATAAAGAAAACAGCGTAGATTCCGACGAATCTACGCTGTTTCTATTGGTGGAGGATGGGGGACTCGAACCC